GCCTGCCACTGCACCTGAGGCTGTACTTGATCCTATGTCTAAGGCATCTCCTAAATCTGTAGGCATACTATACTGCTCCTGTAATTGCTACTTCAGCACCCCAACCCAGTATCTGCAAGTCTTTATCACCATCAGATTCAATCTTAATGGAAACAGCTTTACCAGAACCTGGAAGGTTGCTCTTAGTTGTTATGATGTTATGACCGTATGTAAACGGATCATTGATGTCTTCAGGCACGTAGTCTTTAGCTAGGCGATACACTTGCATAGGAGTAGACCACTTGCCACTTATTACGTTATCACTAAAGTCCCATCGTGCAGATAGCAAGCATCCACTAGGATTAGTAGGAATCCAATCACCAGTACCGTCATCCTCAAACCCATCTTCAGTACGATAGAAGTGTGTCCAGATGTATGGTATGTCTTTACGACGAATAGTATCTCCCATAGTTACAGGATTACTTACCATAAATGCCGATACGCTACTGCCACCCAGGTCCGTAAAAGACTTATACGCTGGTTGTATAAAGCGGATCTTGTTATTAGGATTATCTAAAACTAGTAACTTTACCTGTACTATGTCTCTTTTTAAGTCAATTGGACTTTTAATTGTACCGAGCGTATAAGAATTCTTTAGAGAGATGTAGTTTGCTATATAGTATCCAGTTCCGTCGTACTCAAGGTATCCATAGAACGGCGGTGTTTCGTACACATCGTCCTCGTTATTGCCAGATTTCTTATAAGAGTACACATTAGCGATACAACTTTCAAATGCATTTAAGGAGTAAGACCCTAATCGCAAGTCCAGCACTAATTCTTTTTGCTCTACAGTAACTGCAGTTCCTGACTCCCCGGCTGGCGGAGTATGTAGTAGCCAACGCACTGATTTCTGCGCAGCATCATAGGTACCCCAACCAAACCATCGGTAGTATCCGGCATACGTAGTTCTTATTCTTTCGTCACTAATATTCTGCATTGCAACTCGTCGAGAACTTGCGTCAAAATAAAGGGCTAAGATGCCATCCTCGGTTGGAACAAATACCTTGTTCTCTGCACTTACTACAGACTTCATTGTAGCAGTACGTGCGCTAGACACTTTTGAGATAATAAAAGAGCTTGGGCTAACGCCATCAGCAGCTCTCAATTCCCAAATTCCATTTGTCGCTATAATAGCTAATGAGTCACCTACTGCAACAGCTCCTAGTAGTATCTCAGCATTAGCAACAACCACGTAGCCGCCGTCATTGTAAGAAGGGGCAAAGTTTTCGTCAGTTGGGCTTAACTTGGAAATACACATGTTAGCCGAAGAGCCCTGGGCTCTTTCGTTTTGATTAGTCGTCCACGTAATCTTAGACTCTAAATGCTCAAGTACACTTGTAAAAAATAGGTAGTTTCTGGCAGAAGGGAACTTACTTCCGTTTTTGGTACTACCTGTGTAGTAGTCTGTTCCTATTATTTCTCCAGTATAAAAGGCCCTGCCCATAAAGCTAGTTACTGTCTGGGTCCACCAATTCGTTTGTGGATTGCTGCTGCTGTTTAGTATGTTATCTGTATTAAGGGTTAGCGTGGCAAGGGTGTTTATGGTGTCAAAGGACTTATCAGCAGCCGAGGAATATCTAGGGCCTGTAAGGGGATGTATGAACTTTCCTTTTGGCGCTCCTGATGGGAATGGGCGGGATTTTAACAGATCCGCATCAAAGCTGCCGTTAGCTAACCTTCCAAAGTACTCTACATCTGCATTTGAAGGCCATACGCCGAGGTTAACGTAAAACAAGTACATGCTTTCAGCAGTCCAGCCTTGGTTTAGCAGGTTGTAGGCATGATTTGCAAGGAGAGTAGCAGAGCGTTCTGTTGTAACAGTATTATCCTCTACTCCAAAAAAATCTCTAATATGAATGTTTTCTTGTGTAGGTATTAGCTGGCTTGGGGTTACAGGATCTACGCTAATCATACAGACTCCAGACTTTGCTGGAATTACCAGTGTAGAGCCGAACTGAGCGCTAATGATTCCACCAGTAGTAGATCTAGTTTGAACTGCGTTACTCTGGGTAAGAGATAGATCTGAGTCACTGCCGTACACGTCCCCGTCTTTACTCTGTAAAACCTCAATGTGGTTACCGCTAACGCCTCGCAAGCTCAGCCAAGAAAAGTCTGTGCTAAGAGGCTCAGTACCTACGCTATGTGCTATATAAACGTTATTAAAAGATCCTGCAGGAATGTCGCAGTCTTCTGGACCAGCAAAGGTGGCATAAGGCCAGAATCCAGCATCGGTGCCGGGCTCAGTCTCGTACTCATATCCATAGCGCCGTGCACGGCTTCCGTCAGAAGCAAGTACCATGTTCTGCTCTTGCATAGAAGTAGAAGGATCTGCGGCAAGAGGAGACTGCTCCGTATTCAAGCCACCGGAGAAGTTATTTAGTTCGAGCTGTTTTTTTACTTGGGACATTGGATTCTCGCTTATTCAGATAACTTACTATGTAGGCATTAGCTGTTCGGGGAGATGTAAACGACCCTTCAAGCTCCTTAGGCAGTTCGCCACCGCCTTCAAAGTAAATAGAGTACATCCGCCCAACTGGTTCTAATCGTACTTTTAATTCCTTGCTCATACTTAACTGTTCCTACCGTTAGAGATTCTGCTGCGTCCACGGCTGCGGCCATAGTCTGCAGTTCTAATACCACCGTGAGCTGACCAGCTCTTACGGCTCATGCGATTACGCTGTCGTTGTTCTTCAGCAGCAAGTAGTGGATTACCAAGTTGCTTTATGGCAAAGAAGGCACGGCTCTTGGCAGTGGCCTTTAGCAAGCTGAATGCTTCAGAAGGAAGGTCTATTACAAATCCGTCTGCTAAGGTAAAGGTAGGTTCTTTACGAACATATGCTTGATTGTTTTTTTCTTGGAGAGACTGGCCTGTGGCTTGGTCCCATGAGTCGGTAACTATCCACTGATCGTCAAAACTTGTCCAGTACTGAGGAGCCTTGTCATTGATGATTAATAGATCACCTTCGTTCTGGTCAGTATTAACAGACGAGATCTCTACTACGTTAGTAGCATCGACGTTTCGGGCATTGATTAAGTTTATAAACGCATCAGGATACAGGTACGTCAGTGTCTGCCAGTTAGTCTTTTGATCTGGCGATGTGTAGCAGTTATACCGCAACCAAATCAACTCTTGTAGGTCGTCAGGAAGCAGCAGGAAGTTAGGTCGTGTGATTACGTTAGACGCAGTCAGGTTTGTTAATTCTTTGTGTGATTCCCATGTACGGCTAGATACTAGCTCGTAGTAGACATCTTTTAAAAGGAGAGCCACTCTCTGAGCTTCGGTGGTATCATCAATAGAATTGACTATATCACTTCCCATTTCAGATAGCGTGCTTTGTACGATTGTTAGTACGGTCTCTTTCATATAGGCCTCAGATAAAAAAGGGGCCGAAGCCCCTAGATGTTACGCTCGACGGTAACGAATAACCAAGCGTGCTTTACCAGTTGCAGATGCGATTGCATTAGCGTTAGGAGTCAACACTACTGGGTAAGTAGCAACAGAGTCAGTACCTGACAAGTTAGCCAGACCAGTAAGAGCTGGCTTGGTGATTGCCTTGACAGCGAGTGCCAGAGGAGTAGTAAGACCAGCACCACCATTCAAGGTGAAGTTAGCAGTAGATGATGCAGCAAAGGCTACCTCTACTTCCAACGTGATGTCTTCGATCAGATAGAACTGAGGAAGAGCAAAGGTGTAAGGCATATCACAAGTACCGGCTGTGAGTTCAAATACAGCTTCCTTGATTACGCCACCAGTTTCGACTTCGCCATGTGAACCACCAATCTTGCGTGGGCCGTAGGTAGCGCCGATAGCTGTAGAACCTGCAGGCCAGCTAGTAGAACCATTAGAGTAAGACATTTTATATTACCTCGTTGTTACGCAACAGCTGTGCGTGAAGTTAGGATGATACCCAGTGTATCGAGACGTGACACACCGAAACCCAGACGGGCTGAGCTGACATATTCATCACGCTTCAGGTCCTTGTTACGCTCACCTTCAGTAGAAGGATCTTGACGCCATGCAATCATCAGAGGCTTAGTCTGATCGTCAGCAACACACATAAAGATGTTGGCTACCAGATCGGTACCAGCTACTGCATTGATAGTCTCGTCACCAACTTGTGGCAAACGGTTAGAGCTGATGATCAACCAACCGAACACGTCCATCATGGCACGGTGCTCACGCATAAAGCCTTCTTGCATCAGGCTCTGCATCATAGGGTTAGAGTCAACGTTGTAAACAGTGTTGAACTTAGACTCAAGAGTAGCACCAACGATAGGATCAACGATACCTACACGAGCACCACCAGGAACCTGGGCCTTGTCAAAAGACAAACGCAAGTCAATCAAGTCTTGCAACTCAATGGTGAAGTTAGTACCAGAAGCAACAAAGCGATGCTTAAAGCCATCGATTGCGTTCAGAGAAGTAGCAGTCTGAGCAGCATTCAAGGTAGCAAATGCGCGAGTCTCAACGTACTCCTGCATGGCACGGGTGCCTTCGCTTGCACGAGCTTCGAGCAAAGCATCAACGTTAGAACCATCTTGACGCATAACGTCAGTGATGAAGTAAGCGTCGCCAAAGAAGTCAGTGATCTGCAAGAACACAGCACCAGTCTGGATTGGGTTATAGACGAAAGGAGCATTCTCTTCCAGCTCTTGGATAACAGTCTCACCGATGCTAGGGATACGGATGGTATCGCCATAACCGAAATCGGTAACGTCACGCCAGAACATAGCTGGTAACATGCCATCGTGTAAATTGCGTAGAATGAAATCCGACTGGACCTCAGCTTCGACAAACGTGCGGTTGGATTGGGAAGTAATCATTAGGGTAAATCCTCATTAATAAATTATAGTGTTCCAGAGTCCTGCAAACGTTTAATAGTTTCTGCTCGTTGGGCCGCTAGTCGCTCACCAGGCTTAATCTGACCAGTAGGTCGGAAGTGCTTGCGTGGCTCAGGCTGCTTGTTCTGCACAGAGGTACTGTTAAATGTTGAAGTAGGAATGGAATTAGATTGTGGTGCCGTTTCAGTATCAAGCCCCAAGAATTTCCAAGCAGTGCCTGGAGATTGTGTCTCTGCTTCTAGCAAAGTCTGTTCTGATATGCCTGCCGCCGCTAAACGGGTATTATAGACAGTACCAGCTTTATCTCCAAACTTGTCAACCAGCATAGTCTTCAGATTGTTAACTCGCTGTGTGTACAAAGTTTGCTGCTCTTGTGCAGATATCCCAGCTTGTACTTGCTGAATTATCGCATTTACATCGATACCGGCACTGGTGTTCTCGGTCTGAGGATTACCTTGTGGGGTACTTGTTTGCAAACCTAATGCTTCAGTCGCTTGTAGCCTAGCCTTCCAGGTAGCCAGTTCTTCTCGTAACACGGAGTTTTCACTCTCTAGTGTTGAGATATGCTGCTCTTTGGGAAGGATTGAACTAAGCGCGTCGCTTAAGTTAGCGTATTTCTGCCTGCCTTCAGGGGTTGTGATGCCTTGGAGCATTGTATCATAACCATTGTTGGCGCTTGCTACGGGTGCCGTGTCTGGCATTGCAGCTGCAGGAGTTGATTCTGGTGCTTGCTCACTAAAAAGTGTCGGGTCTGACATGTTATTCCTCGATTGAGCTTATTAATTCAATAATTTCGGTTAGGGCTCTAGTATAGCCATTTGCATCTGACTGGACAAGAGGCCAAGACGGTTCGTTGTAATCTGGTTTAGCATACTTAGTCTTGTCGTATGCCGCACGCTTATTATAACACAGTTTCTGTAGTTTGTCAAGAGCTTGTTTAGAAGAAACTAACAATTGCTTGGTAGCTTCCTTATCAGCCTTGGTCTTGTCGCCCTTCGTCCAGTCTAATTTCATTACTTAGCCTTCTTCTTCTGGGCATCAGCCCTTATTTTATCCCCAATCTCACCCTTAATGGTACCAAAGGAGTTCTGGAAGCCAAAGGATCCGTCAAGTCCTGCGTAATCAGCCGCAGTCTTGAGCATGTTGCCTACTTTCTTGAAGGTAAGGTCACTGCTACCGTCGCCCACCTTGGGTATTGGCTTAGATGGCTGTGAAGAATCCTTGTGTGTATAGCTCTGACCAGCCCCAGTCATGGCAGCTTGGTTCTTAGCTTTCTGTGCTTTAAGTGCGTCAGCTGCAGCGAATACAGATACTGGAGCTTTCTTTTTCTTTTCAGTTGGCATAGTGTTATTCCTGAGGTAGTGTTGCGTTATTCATTATAAGTGTGGTATGAGCTTCTCACCACTTCTCTTTATCAGCCCAATAAGCAGCTGACATTTTGCCTTTGGCAATGTTTTTTCCGTGACGTGCCTTAAAGGATGCACGCTTAGCCTTCATCTTATCAGACTCACCCGCTTTAGGTTTGCCAGCAGTACTAGCACCTTGCTCCCCGAAGCGGATTGTCTTGACAGTATCTCCTTCTTTAGCCACAACTACATGTGACTTTGTTGGGTGATTAGGAGTGCGCTTTGGTTTGTTATAACCAGACACCCCTGCTCGCTCTAGCCGCGAGTCCTTCGCTGCCATTACTTCATCACCTTTTTTTTTTACTAGCAGGAGCTTTCTTTTTCTTTTCAGTTGGCATGTTAATTACCCTTGAGGTACTGTTGCGTTATTCATCAACTGCTGTTGGCCTTGGGCCGCAAGCTTCTGAGTTTCTACTGCTTCTACTACACCCACGTTTGGACGGAACAGATCGTAGCGCTCAAGACCAAGTGAGTCTTCTACTAGGCTCGCCAGTTGCTTACCAGATAAGTGTGGCATGAGCTTCTCACCTAATGGGCCACCGAGGAGGCCGGTAAGGTTCTGGATCATAATGCTCTGCTCTGAGAAGTGACGTGCACCAATAGGGCGAAGCAGACCATCACCAGCAAGGTCTTCTTTAGTGATTTGTGTGAACAGTACGGCACCTGTATCACTACTGAGACTACGAATAGTGTCAATAGAGTTGAGGTTACGACGACCCTGCTCAAGCATAGAGTTAAGTGCTGGTTCTAAAACACCTGTCTCAAAGGTAGTGATCTTCTCTTGAAAGATACGAGAGCCTGCGCTTGCCAGCTGCTGTACTTCAAAGGCTGTCTTCTCACCTGGTGTACGGAAGCCCATAGCTTCTTTAGGAGCACCAGCAAAGAGTTCCATCTTATCCATCAAAGCATCTATCTCAAAGTTAACTTGGATAGCACTAGAGTCAGGACGCATAGGCGTTACAGAGCCATTCTCATCCACATGGATCTCTTCCATTGGACCCCAAGTAAACTCATCTACGTTACCCTTTACCTGAATAGGCGGGAAGACGTGCAAGTCCATAGCATCTGCTTTAAGGTTCTCAAGGTGGTCAATACGATACTGCATGCCTACTAGGTTATCTAATGGACCCATGCCCCACAAGCTGTCTGTACGTGTACGCCAGCCAACATGGAAGACGTTACGACCAATCCAATCAGGGATCAAACCATCATGGAATACGAAACTACGATCAATGATCTGTATCTTACGGCCGGTCTCAAGCTCACCAGTATCCTGGTTCCACATGTCACCCATAAAGGTAAGCATCTCGATGTAGCCGCTGTCTAAGTAGTTAAGGTAACTGCCAAAGCCATCAACCTGAATGCCTTCGTACTTCTTGGCTTCGCCCTTACTCATACCACCAATGCTGCCGCGTAGCTTGATAGCACGGTCAATAGCTGCGTTCATCTCAATAGCGTTGACAGAGTTCTTAGCCTCTAACCGCAGATCACCAATGCTCATAGTGGAGCGGATGATGACAGGAGTGTTATCAAAGGTAGCTGCTAGTGGGTTCATTACGATATCGTATGGGTGCACACGCTTCAGAACAGGACCAGAGTACAGTACAGTAGTGGTTCCATCTTCATTCTTCTTGGTGCGATGCACGTAGTCAGTCATGGCAAAGGCATTGCCGTAATCGATATAATCATACAAGAGATCAGAGACTACCTTACGGAAACCCTCACGACGTGTCTTGTTGCTCATATAGCTTTCAATGACCTGCTTCTTTTCACGAGTAGCAGAGTTAGATGAGTATGCTTCCCAACGTAACCAGTCATCATTAGGGAACAAAGAGGAGACGTAGTTAGAATGTAGGTTGTCTCGTATCTGTGTAAGCTTAGGTGTGGTTGTGTTGTTCTTCCAAGGAAGAGCTGCGTTAGCTGTAGATGCTGTGCTGGTAGCAGTGATGTATCGACGCAGTTCGTTATGCTCTGCCATCCAAGGGCCTTTGTGATTAAACCACTCATCCCATGTTGTTGAGATGCGCTGAGCACGCTCGTCGCGTGTATTGTCGCCATGTAAAACTAGTACGTTGCCGGTCATTTAAGAAATTCCTCCAAAACGGGAATTGAATTTAAGTACGTTTGAGGTATCCTTACGCTTTGCACGTCTAGGCGGTACCGCGATTTCTACTGCAGATGCAAATGCATCCTTTAAGTCATCATGTGATGGTCGAGCAAGTATCAGCTCTTCTTCTAAGACTCCTATGTACCCACCACGATAGTGCCACACAGTTAGGTTGTCATAGCGATGTTCTAGTGCTGAGGCTATACGTTCTTGCTTAGTTCCTTCGTGCCGGTTAGGTCGGTGATCATCTATAGATAGACGTAGACCTTCTCGTGTAGCTTGATCCTTTAGGTCTCGTACAATGACTGACTGAGCAGCAGTAACCTCCGCTCTTAGCTTTCTAAACTCCCACTTGGAGTGTAGCTCTAAGATGTTATCGAAGTATACGCTGAGCTTGTCTGTCTTGAATCTAGCAAGGTCCAGTACGTAAGTATGACCGTCAGGGTCCATACCAATCACAGCAATAGCTGAGTAGTCAGCTTTAGCGCGTAGACTGAATGCAAAGTCCATTGCAGCATATACGTTGAGAGGCTTGTCCATGTAGTACCAGGTACCGTTATTATACTTAACAAACTTCTGATCGTAGTACTGAAAGCGACTAGCATTGATACGGGCAGAGCCAGGATCGTTTGGATTGTTGTAGTACTGAGCAAAGAACTGCACGGTATCTGTGTACATTCCGCGTATGCGGCCTAGCTCCTTACGGTTAAAACCAAACTTCTTACCGTCGGCTCGTTCAGACCGAGGCCAAAGAAAGACACCATCAATCTCAACAACGTGTTCTTTAATATCCCACATAGGGACTTCATCTACGATATCATCCTCATCATTATAGATAGGCATCTTCTGTTCTTTCCAGATGTGATACTGATCTGATGGGTGGTAACGTGTACCACACGCTTTAATGATACCGCCTGTGTTTAGAATAGATACTACTTGTGACATAGCTGCTGCAGTCTTACGCCTGCCATCTTCTGTGTAAGCATTGTCAGGAACTACTACGTCATCACCTACGATTACATCTGCGTGCCAACCAGTTGTGTTGGTAGTCAGACCAGCCGTAGCAATAGTCATGTCTCGAATACCTTCCGATACTCGCTTAGGGTGATCGACTGCAATAGCAGAAGCACTCCACTTATCTCGCTTACCTTCCTCGTTAGCCAGCATTTCAGGCCAGTACAGATCATAGGCCCTACTAGTCATCATGTTCTTAATAGAGTAGAGCTGGGCCTCAGCCAAGCCTGCTGTAGCAGACAGGTAAAGGATTGTTACTTCTGGATTCTTAGTTACCCACCACGCTACCCATACGGCAATGCAGTGTGACTTCATGTGTGCACGGGGCAATAGTAGTAGTTGGTTAGGATCTTCTCCATTCTGCAACCAACGAAACACATCCTTGTGGATCTCCCCATACAAATACTGAGGATTAACTAGACACGCAAACGTATATAGATCTTCCTCAGCAAGTGTTCGTATCTCTGCTATCTCTGCCAGGCGTTGCGCCTTGGCTGTATTGTTTCCTTTCGTAACTGGCTGCATATCACTGTAGACTCTTTAGTCGCTCTAGGTCAGAACTTACACGGTCGGCTATAGCATCGTTCTTGGCTCGTTCACCTTCCGCCTGCTGTTTAGTGGGGCGTCCTGCTAACTGCTTAGGCTTAAAGCCTTTCTCTGCTAAGAACCTAGCAGCAGCAAGTCGTCCTTTATTCTCGTAGTCTTGGGCTATCTCTGTGATCTGTAAGAGGCCAGTTGCTACCAACTTAACCTCCAGCTCTTCACGCCACTTAGCAATCTCACGACCGATAAGGGCATTACCACACAGTCGCTGCCAGTGCTCCCAGCCTCCAAGGAACTTGTTAGCAAAACGATATTCAGTGTAGTCCATCATGTCTAAGTACAGATGCTTGAGGGAAGGAACTCCTTTTGGGCTATCGTCTTTAAGGGTATACTGAATAAAGCGATCGTCTTGTGCTGTCTCAGGAAAGAGCCCCTGAGTTAACCAACGACCATTGCTGTCCTTGAATTTGCTGGGCTTCATATTAAATTGCCTTATGTGATCGAGTGATTACGTACCGGATATCATATACTTCACAAGCACCATCAGCTTCAATCCAAGTAGCAGCACCGTTAGCTTCCCAAGTACCTAGTGTGTAACCAGTAACTGTAAAGCTAACTGCTCGCTCAATACCAGCACCCTTAGGGAAGGAGAACTGACGCTGATACAAGGGGCCTTGACCACCACCGATATCAAACCAAATGTCAATGGTAGATGTACCAGCAGCCGTAGGCTTTGCTTTCATGTCACAGGTAATCGTGAGACCGTCGCCATTACGACCAGTGATTACAGTTCCATCGTAGAAGGATGCAACGTCACTAGGCTTCTGGCTATCAATAGTATTACCAGCATTGTTAGGTAGCAGTACAGCTGTATCAGCAACTAGTGCGAGAGGAGCAATAGAAGTAAGGACTGTGTCGGCATACTGAGCCCAGCCTGTGTGCTGGTAGTTCTCAATGAAGTTAGCGTTAATAGCATCTGCGGCATCTGACCACAGTGTTGTCTGTTCAATATTTGCTCTAGCCATAAATAGCCATCTCCGTATCTGGAATTAATTGGGTTGAAGGAGTGAGTCCGAATAGACTCTCACGATCACTAGTCTCTGCGAATGTTACTGTAATGCGGATGACTTGTGTTGTACCTGTATCGTTAGATATTACAAAGCTAGGTTCTAGCTCGTAGCCTGATATGATGGGTGTGTCTATAACGCGGAAGCCTGCTGCTATGATATTCCCTACGGGAGTAGCTGCGTATTGTACTTGTCCCTGTGTGGGACTGACATCTGTTGACTTCATGTTTGCATCATACGCAAGGAAGACTCCGTCTGGAGTGCCTGTCGCATGTTGATTGTAGCACAGGATTGTATAGTCACCGTTGGTGGTTACAGATCTTATTATTATGTCTGATGCGGGACTTATGTTAAGTGCAATCTTTGTTCCTGTAGCTATTGAGTAAGATCCTGAGATTGTATAGAGATCGGTATCTAGCCGATTCTCTCTTACATAGAATCTGTACATCTCTCCATTAAGTGTACCCATAGGTAATGTCTCTTAAGTTCTATATCAACAATCCACTTAAGTGGTTGGTGCGGGTAAGTGGTTAGTGCTGATAAGTGTGTGTCTCTGGTACTACTTCCTACGGAAGCATGCCGAATCGTACTCCCCATCCCTTGGTAGGGTGGGTGGGATTAGAGTGTAGTATTTTATATTATTACTGTACTAACACTCCTCTCCTTAGAGAGGGTAAACACCTACATCAAGTAAATACCTGCACCCCTCGTATCTATACATATATTTTTAATATATATAGCTATCCCCTCTTTCTATCTATTTAATTTGATGTTGTTTTGTTTGGAACTCCTAGGGTCGTTCTTATTCTGTATCTGCACTGTAGTTACTGTAGCCGGTGTAGATGTCCAATGCTGCAAGAACATGTATATTATACCATATTTCAAAATCAATGTCAAGAAGTATATACCTATGTTGCAGTATAAGCAATGAAAGAGCTATGCTCGTTGCACTATATGCAATACTACTGTTGTGGATACCCCAACCATTGTTGCACTGTATGCAATACCAATCTCTACTCCGATGCAGTATATGAAATACCAATTAGCCATAATTTATGTGAGATTTATTTAGGTTGCAGTGCAATAGAGAAAGTCAAGCCCTACCCCCCTGTACCCCTGTTCATCTATACAGCACTGGCTGCATGTACATGTACTGTTTCCCCATACAGCAAGACTGGTTGCCTGTACATAAAGACTGTTTGCATACACAGTACTGGTCATCCATACATGAAGACTGGTCAGGCATCAGGTGTAGTTACATTGCTTTACAATACTATACACCCCATCACTCTGCACACCCCATTCCTGCTGGACCCGGCATGATCCTTGCTACTCACTTACACTCCCTTACATCTGTACTGCTAGTACAAGCTACACTCCTTGTCAACCATATACTTGTAACCATATGTATACCTACATCGCCTATAGCATACTAATGCATAGCTGTCTGTAACAATATGTAAC